TGATACAACACTCGCCCTCAACAATGGAAGAATATGAACTGTTAAAAACATCACACGGCGAGTTTTTTGCAGCTCGGTTTATTGTTGACATTGTAGATCACTTTAATCACTTACAAGAAAAGGCAATCAATGGTTAAATCAACACCCAAATTTTCACCAGGCGGATACACGGTTTGGTCAACTAAAAGAACTCTTCGCGAAGCTGTCAATGTAGCCAGATTTTCACCTTGGTGTGCAGTTGAGTGGATGGAAGAAGCAAAAGGTCAGCTATCTTTGGAAAACCCACTATTCGAAGAGTTTGATGCAGCGGCAACGCGCATCAATGATTTGTGGCGATCATACGAGCGAATGCACTGGTATGAGGCTCGTGAGTTTTGGCGACGTGGAAAAGTGGTCATGCCACCACAACGCATAAAAACCTTTGGCGAAGTGGATGTCTCTACATCTGCCCAAACTCTTCAAGAACTATTTAAAATTTAATGTTGCCATTCGGCTCAATCTTTGCTATTAATAAGAGGTAAAAAAATGTTTTTTAAATTGACATCACGCAATGCCTATCGTGATTTAGTACGTAACAGCCGTCGCATCTGCATTGCTGATATAAGTGATGAAGAGAAAAGCTCCGCTTTTCAAGAGCTGTGGCAGCTACTTCATCAGAAGTTAGACGAAACTGAACGTTCACTTACGGTTCAGCCAGCTTATGCACAACGTTGTGAACATTGGAACCAACGTGAGATACGCTCGATCAAGCCTGTCAAAAATGAAAAAAATCCGTGGCTCTGTTTCAAACGTGAGTTTGTTGACGCATTGAGCCAAGATTCTACAGTTCACGCGAAGCGTGTGTCTACCGCTCTAGCGTGGTTTTACGCTAATCCGTGGAAGGATGATTGGATCAGATGACATCACAAGATGCAGCAGACCTAGTTTGGCGCATTTTATCTGGCATGCCAGTTGAAGTGTTTGACGATGATGATGGATCTGTGTGGGAGAATGAACAGTGGGAGCTTGTGTCACCCCGTCGCGAAGGCGACTTTGCCGGGTCACGTGCTATCGGTTCAGCCAATCTAGTCACTGCACTCAATCTCATTCATCAAAAAATACTCATCCATCGCTCATCGAGCGACGTCACTTCAAGCTCGGACACATCGATGTCCATGTTCAATGTAGCTATGAAACAGCTTCAAGACGAACGTCTTGTACGCCGCAAGCCTACCAAAATAAGAGAAACCTTTAAAATAATCACCGCTAACACCAACGTATCATAGAGGACAAAATGGAAAAAGCACTTCAACAAGAAATTCGTAAAGAAATTAATCGTATTGTAGATTTAATGATTCAAGCTGATAGCATCAGAGAGTCTATTGCAGAACTAAAAAAAGATATTAAAAATGAGTATGGACTGCCTGTGACAACGATCACAAAAGTAGCTACCATTATTCGTAAACAAAATCTTGAAGAAGAAGAACAAAAGTGGGAAGAAATTAAAGAATGGGTTGATGCTTGTTCGTAATTAATTGAGCTAATTCTAAATGACACTGTGCCCCAGCGTGAGAACGATCTGGGGCAAAGTTTTTATATTTTTCTCTATCTAAATGATAGGCTACATAATCATCAGTTAAATTTTCAAGTGCTGGTTGCAAATGAGAAAAACAGCAGTGATGAATAACAGGTATATTAGCTCGTTGACACGCAACAATTTGACGCGCTACTGCTGAACTCCATAAACGCTCAACTAATTCATGTTCTGAATAGTATAACATACCAGCTGCATGCCAAGCCGCTTTATGTTCTCGTGTATCTTTTCGTCTGTTACCGACAAGTTGTTCAGAAAATATCCAGTTACGATATGATTTTCCATGCTTTTCAATCCAGTTTGCTACTAAAAAACCTTGTAAGTGGTCACGTCTGAAATCCCACACTTGCCAACGATACTCACTTGTATGACCGATAACAATCAAATCAGGATTTATCTTGACAGCTTGTTCAACTTGTGATGTAATAAGATATTCAGAAGCACCACTCTGCGCTAAATTAGTTAATTTAGCATTTAACTTTTTAGCAATGATTGAGGGATAGGCTTGTTGAACATTTTCAAGACCCTCTCCTTGAGTAAAACTATCACCACAAGTAACTATATGCATGAATGACGAAATCTTTGTTGTTGGTAATTCTTGGTCGATTCCAAGTTTAGAAGCTCCCAACCCAGCCTTTGACCTTTTAGGTCTTACAAATCGGTGGGAAGAACCTGGAATTACACTAGATGCTCAAGCAGAATACATCATAAATAACGAACTTGTCAATAATTTTCGAGTTATTTGGTTAATCGGACACCACCACAGAGCTGATCCATTAGCAGATGGTCGTTACTTACTTCCTTACCACTGGAAACAAGAAGATTATTGGGGTAAACTTACTCGTGAATTGTGGTTTAAAAAACTTACATCAATTAAATGGCATATGCGTACTAGTGCTTTGTTTGTTAAAGCTGTATTGGGAATCGCTAGTTTCGATAACTTGATGGTTATTCCTGTTTATCGCCCAAACGTACTTGATGATCCTATTATTGGTGACCATCCTTGCATTTTTAGTTACTATTTAAGAGATTTAGTTCGTAGACACCCTGATGGAAGAGGTCATACTAATCAAGCTGGACAAACAGTTTTTGCTCATGTTTTAGCTTCAGAGATTGAGAACAGATGGAAGATTACATTGCCGATAGCTGGGTAGACGCAATTGAAGTAGGTTTTAATAGAACAATTGCTGATCACTCAAAATCAATTATTAAGTTTTGTAATGAAAATGTAATTCGATACGGAAATCAATGGCGATGTGATATAGGCGGTAAAACTGCTATACTATTAAAACCAGGGGAAGGTTATGAGTGGCACTTTGATAACCTTGACTTTACTAGAGGAAAACTTAATCAAGCTAGAAAAAGTCGTTATTGGACTCACATAATATACCTTACTGAAGGAAAACCCCTTGAAATAGGTACATGGAATCCTGATTCAATGAGAGTAAAAGAAACTGATTTTTCTGCTCCAGAACCACAAGAAGTACTTGCTCGTATTTACCCTGTTCCAGGAAAAACCACAATATTTCCGTGCTTTATGGTACACCGCATACAACCCGTTGTAGATAATTATAGATGGGCTTTTGTAGATTTTGTTTCTTCTCCTAATTATCTCGGAAAAACAAAAAAAGATTTGAACAACATTTTTAATAGGTATTTTGATGAACATTCTCGGAATCAGTTGTTATCACCATGACAGCGCTGCCGCATCTTTAAAAGATGGGTTAATTTTAGGAGCTTCTCATGAAGAACGCTTTTCTCGTGAAAAGTTTGATAAACGATTTCCTACTAATACTATTCAGTGGCTCCAAAATCATCATGATGATTGGGAATTTGCTGCTTTTTATGAAGAAACTACCTATTCTCAATTTAAATCAGAGATAAAAAAACATACTACTGCACGACCAATTCTTGTAGATCATCACGAAGCTCATGCTATGAGTTCTATATTAACTACAGATTGGACAGAATGTGCTATTATGGTAGTTGATACTGTTGGTAATCGATATTCAACATCATTAGGTGTTTATCGTGATGGTCAAATTGAGTGGTTAAAGCGTTTTAAATATCCTAACTCTCTTGGGTTATTTTATTCAGCTGCTACTCGTTTACTAGGTTTCAAACCACTTTCAGATGAGTGCAAAGTAATGAGTGCGGCTGCTTATGGAGAACCAAAATGGGAAAGTTGGATTCACAAGCATATTTTAAATTGGCAGTCTCTTGAAGGTGACTATACTATACTTCAAAATTTAGAGCGAGGAGTTGGGTTTGGTAGACTAGATTGGGACATTGCTGCTTCTGTTCAGAGTGTTCTTGAAAAAACTCTTTTAACTCTTTCTTATTGGATTCAAAAAGAAACTGGTATGTCAAATTTAGCCTATGCAGGAGGAGTTGCTCTTAATTGTGTAGCAAATACTAAACTTTTAACTCTTACCCCTTGGGATAAAATTGCTATCCAACCAGCTGCAGGAGATGCTGGGTGTGCACTTGGGGCTGCTGGTTTAATTGAACGCCCATTATGGCAGACACCCTATCTAGGCGTGGAGTCTAATAACCATATTTCTGCAGATGAATGTGCTGATCGAATACTACGTGGAGAAATTGTTCCTGTAATTCAAGGACGAGCTGAATTTGGCCCACGTGCTCTTGGAAATAGATCATTGCTATGTGCTCCGACTCATGATAATATTGAAAAACTTAATATTATTAAGGAGCGACATGATGATTCGTGGCGACCATATGCGCCTATATGCCAAATTGAAGAAGCAGATAACTTTTTTGATATATCTCAACCTTGTCCTTACATGTTGTTTGTTTCTAACATTATTGATGGTAATTTTACTACTCATGATATGAGCGCTAGACTTCAAACGGTCACTGGTTCATCAAATGCGTACATTTGGAAAGTTTTAGAAAAAACTCGTCAATATGGGTATCCAATATTAATTAACACTAGCTTAAATGCGAAAGGAAAACCTATTGTCAACACAGTGGACGATTTTAAAAGAGAAA